CTGATTCATGCCCGACCTGGGCCAGGAATGTCGCAACCCGGGCGTCCGTGTTGATTTCATATTTTTCCATGGCATCGTTAAGCGGATCCGCGTAGATCTGCGCCCGGGCCAATGGGCATCCGTACATGTCGGCAAGTTGTTGTGGTGTGATTTTCATTGTCATGATCAATCCTTTTTTACTCGAGGAGGACAGCATTCGGATTGACACCTTCTCCTATCCTCCCAAAGCAAATCAAAATCCTTTTCGTTATCAGCTTTATGATCGGCAAGGTCCTTGTCATTTTCAGCCTTATGCGCTGCAAGGGCAGTCTGCCACTCTGTTCGCGTTTCTTTGATGCTTCCCTTTAGGTCGCGCCACATAAGCGACATGATAGAGGCTATCACGACCAATAATGCAATGACCGGCTGCGAGTCTTGAGGAGAGTGTTGCGCTATTTTCTCCAATACTGCTAAAAGCTGGCTAATCTGTTCAGGTGTCACGGTTCAATCCCCTTTCCGGCCGCTCCAGGCTGGGAAGATAAATTCAGCAATCTTCCCAGCCGCAGACCTTACAGTAAGAAATATCAGTCAAGAGACTTCCACACTGTGGGCATCTCATCAGGAAGCGGCAACCTGGTCACCTGCAGGAGGCAACGGTAAAAAAGTGAGGATTGGCCAGCCTGACGCGGCATCCTTCTGCAGCGCCGCGATGATCTCATTCGGATCATTGGCGTGGCTGGTATCGATGGTCACCGATTTGCCGCCGATCTGTAGCGCGAAGCTCTCAGCGGTGGGAAGAAGAGCCTGAGCGACATGCAGCCCCTCAACTATCGGTACCGGCACTCCTCCGACCATGGCAACAACAGAAGCGGCCAGGGGGATAAGGGTGTTAAGGACTGAAACTGTGGTCTGAATCGGAGTCGGGGTGGTATTTGCCTGGTCTGTCATTTGGTGGTTGCTCCCTTGATCGCCTGAAGGTCTGTCAGGAGATCTGTTAAAGTTTTCGCTGACGCATCTGCTTGTGTCATATTGCCCGTCTGCTCGGCAAGCACTAACGCATCGTTCGCTGCTTGATATGTAGACGGTACTTTCTTGTAAAGGTTGGACGCCTTCAGGCAGTCTGCAGCCGGGATCATCCCCTGCTTGCAGCCGAGGTCTATCCCCTGGAATACAGTTATCGCATCCGCTTTGGTGTTGATCAGGTTGTTCGCCGCATCCGCCATCGGATTCCCGACTGACGGGGTGCAGGCTGTCAGGGTGAACCCACCAAAAAGAAGAGCCACGGACAGGATCAATAGAACAATAAGTGTTTGTTTCTTCGTCATGGTTAAAGCCCCTCCTTTGGGGCCGGTGGTACTGCTGGTTGAGGAAGAGGAGGCGCAGGGGTATCAATCGCTGTTGTCTGGTTCCCTCCCTGAGGTTGCCACGCCATCAAATGATAGCCAAAAAGAGCAGTGATACCATATTGCAGATAGCTGACGAAATTATTCGCGTCCGCTTTCCCGCAAATAACCAGGGCGCCCCACATAAAAAACAAGGCAGCGCCAGCATATAATTTCATCTTGTCATCTTTCATTTTCGCCTCCTTAATTTTAAAATTACGATATCAAAATATACTCATTTATTCAACGTCATATTGGATATACTTAATCTTAAACTTTATATTATTTCACAGTCTCTACAGGGAAGTTCATCATCCACAGATGTTCCGGCGTAAGGCGCTTGATCGTCTCAGGCCGATAGGGTAACGCCCCTCCCTTCTGCAAAGCCTTCCCGACGAATTCTGAGCACCACCACTTTGATTCATCTTCCCAATCGTGATGCAAACCAAGGCCAAGAATGCCCCACCAATCATATGGCTTACCGATATTTCTCCACGCCCACGAGATCGCCGCTTTTGAATCACAGGGGATCGTCATGATGCAAGCATTCTCAGCGATGGAGATCCTTTCCGACAAGGGGACCAGGGCCACGCCTTCAGGTGCATCCGCACCAAGAACGCTCTTGCCGACGATAATCTCAACATGAGACCAACGGGACCAGGTGATAGCCCGAATAAGCCAGCTACCGACAATTTTCCGACGAGTAAAAAGTATCCTGATTTCATCCTGCATAGATTACCGGCCATCCCCCGGAAAAATCATAAGTTGAAGGGTTCGCTGAAGCCCGCATTGCAGCGTTATGGGTTTCAGCCTGGGCAAAGGTTGCTTGATCCTGGGCGGCTGCGGCTGCAAAGATCTGCCCGGCGAGGGTCTGTGTCATGGTGATGAAAGATCCATCCATCGTCTTCCATTGAAGTCCGTTCGGGATGTTGGCACCCATGAGAACAAGGCCCAACTGCTGGGATCTGCTGAAGGTGTCAGAGTTGAACCATTTTCCAGCTGCCTGATATCCGCCTGTTTGCGTCCTAATGTCTCGCATGGCTTTGATCTTTTCCCACATCTGGTCAACTACAGAAACCGGATTAAGGAATGCCTGATATCGAGGATCAGTATCGGGAATCGCAGCCTGATTTGGATAGACATTAGGATCTTGAGGACAGCCAAAAACTGTAGATACGGCTGTCTCGGTCGAGTCGGTGAATTGGACATAAACCGTTGCCATTGTTAGTCTCCTTAGATTGTATAACTGCTGATATTAAGCGTAACACTTGGAGTCCCGGAGCCTACCCATATTTCATAATAAAGCGTCTGCGGGGTGAGTAGAGATAACGAGGAAAAGGAAAAACTCTCGCCCCCTGCTGAAACTCCGCTTGAGCTTGCCATTTGCTGCGCTCCTACCCCCAAAACAGATGCAGCCAAAGCAACGTAAGTCGAGGCGTTTGCTGTATTATTGCTTAATGTCCAATACCCTGAAATGGTTTTGGCATTCAACGGAACAGCCGATGCAATTGACAAGGAAGTCCATGCACCTTGAAGTGTAGAGGTGTTTAAAACTGTGACATTGTAGATTGATATTAATCTATCAAGCTGCAAGCCTATTACAAATTGGCTTGCAGCATTAGTCGGCCAGACAGAAAGCAGGGCAGAGGCCGTGTACCCTGCTGGCATATTCGCACCGCCATAAACATTCGGAGCATTAACCGAAGTGGCATTGTATCCCAGGAGTGCAACATTCTGCGTGGTTGGGTTGTAAATAGCATAGACAGCGCAAAATCCAGATACCGGCCCAGCAGCCCCGGTGTCCATATATCCGGCACCTGGACCGCCTGCCATGTTCAGCGTTTTGTTCAGGTTTGCAATCTTGTAAGCAGTCCCGCCCAGGGCGGTTTCCAGGATGACTTCATCCGCCGTAAAGGTGATTGATGTTGCTGCTGCTGTGAGGCTGGCCTTCAGATTCCTGGCTGTTCCGACCACAGAAAGCGGCTGGCATACGATCCAGTATGAATTCGTGGAATCCCTCATCATCAGGAGGCCTGTGGCTGTATTAGCCCAGGTCATGAAAGGAAAAGTCGTGGTGGGAGCGGATGCCCCGCTGTTTTCTGAGACAAGAGCGGCCAGGGCCGCGTTTATCTCTGCCAGAACTGTCGCCCCGCTTCCGTCAGCGATCGTCATTGTTGCTTGTGCCATAATTCTCCTTTAATAAGCTGCGGCCAGCCAGTTGACTGTACGGGCGACACCGATGCCGCCATTTAAAATTTGAATCGTTGCCCCGGATTTTGTCTGAGCCGTCAGGATTACATCATCGCCCTGAGAACCACTGACGATCGTGACCTGGAGATTCGGGGCGACCTGAAAAGGTGTTGCATAGGTAATGGAAAGCCCGCCAGCTGGGACTGAAATCCCTGTTCCCTTGTCTGTCCTGTCAGGAACATCGACCGTGAAGACAAAGGAAGTCAGGATCGCCACGACTGAAGGATCATTACTATATAGATAGGCTCGGAAGCGTATTTTTCTGGCTGTGTATGATCCAGGAGTGAAATCTTGCCACGCCCCGTATGTCCCGGTATTGTCAGAAAGCGCTACCTGCATCCGAAGGCCAGCTTGTCCTGAGTAATTTCCTGCAATGCTGGCAGCTGCTTTGACATCAGCGATGGTACTGAAAAGCGAATACGGGTTATCTGCCCTGGCTGTATAGGCAATAGACAGGTTGCAGATCTGGGAAAACCCGAGATCGACCTCATGCGCTGTCGGAATCTGGTAATATCCGGAAGGAGAAACGCCACCGAAGAAGGCTACATCTGGCTGGGTTGAAAGCTGGGAAATCGTAGAGAAGTTTGAAGCTCCTGCAAGCTCCACATTTCCATTCACGATAGTCGCACCACCAGAGAATGTTCCGAGAAGCCCTGTCCCAAATTCGTCAATGGTTGCCACTATATTCTTGGTAATGCTCGATCCGACAATCACCACTGAAGAAGGGGAAGCTGAATAAGCATAAGGGCAATGTGCCGCCACCCAGTACGTACCATCTCCATCAGCTGCAATCGTGGTTGTGGGTGTGCGGCCAAGCACCTGGGCAGTCGCCCACGCAGTACCCTTTCTTATCTCATAATCGACAGCCCTGACCGGATCTGTGACGGAATCCCAAGCCAGCATCGCCAATTGTCCACGCCATGTCACGATCAGATTGTTGACATTCGCCATCGGTGCCTTCAGGGCAGATCCGGTGACTGTGTACTGATAGGCCGGTACATTTGCAAGCTGCTCGGTTGCGGCGCCATAAATATTGAATGATTGAAACTTGAAATAGAGCGGCTTACCCATCATGGTCAGGTCAAGCGGGTTTCCCTTAGCGATGGCTCCGTCTACTCTGACCACGATATCGCCGACATTGTGGGCCGTTGCTGCTGAATTGTAACAGCCACGCAGAAGGCCTGAAAGGGCATAGGCATTCGATCCGGTCAAGCTTGCGCCCTGGTAGGCTATGAATTCAGGTGGAATCCCAGGAGTCAGGATGGCGAGAAGGGTGGACATGTTTGCGGCATCGGTTGCGGATCCTGAAGTCAGCTGACCGCCCAGGCCATCAAGCAGAACAGCAAGGGAAGTATCGCCTGAAAGCATCCCGGCTGTCAGATGTCCGACCCTTGATGGTGTTGTGGCCTGCCCGATTTGGTTGTAGCTGTTCCCATCATTGGAGGCCCAGATATTACAGCCACCCCAGGCTGTCCCGGCCTTCCCTGTTACCGCGATCCAGACTTCAATTCCACTTGTGCCGGCCACATCTGCCACCGGCGGTTCAAAGAAGGCAGGAGTGAAAACGCTCCCAGGGGCGATATTGTAATTTGCAGTATATCCGGTGCTGCCTCCCGGTGTGGCCTGTACTCTGCTGGCTGCTCCAGGTGGCGCATCCTCAGCGGTGATAGCCAGAGTTCCTGTATCGTCTTCTTCGACGATCAGGATTCTTACCGGCTTGAGATTGAGGCCGAGAGCCGTATCTGTGATCGTGACGATATCAGTCGGCTCAAGGTATGCGTAATTCCAACCAAGATTGAAGATATACTGGTTGCGGATATAGACAGACCTCGCCAATATCAAGCTTGCCGCAGAATAGGCTGCGTTCGGATCGGTAATCTGGTGGGCCGTGATCTGATCCATGGGGATCAATCCGAATGTATCGATCGATACTTGATCCTGGACGGTACAAATCTCAGTATTGAACTCGTTGTTGATATTCAGATATTCGAGCGAGATTTGATTGAACGCGTCAGATGTTGTGTTGGCGGTTGTCGGAACAGCGTTCCTTTTCACCTGAACCGGATCATCGCCGGAGCCACCTATGATAAAATCATCATCCGTCAGATTTATAAGCGTCGAGGTGGGCGCCGTATAGGTGTACCCATATCCGGAAGCGTTTTGATCGCCATAAGGAACAACCTTCAACACACCTTCGGAAAAATAGACACCTGTATTGAGAATCTGCATCAGATCTGTGAGCATCTGGGCAAGCGTATCTTGTGTATCGTAACAAGGAGACAAAAATAGGCCCATTGCCCCGCAGTAATTCTGGAAAGATGTTAAAGATCCGATTTTCGTTGAAGAAAACCCGGCTCCATAATGGGTATTGGTCAGAAGATCGTAAACGATGTCTGCCGGATTCGCCCCGTTGTATCCATAAGCTGCATTTGCAAAATTTCCGTATACCTCGAAGCTGAAAGCAGGCATTGAGGTGTCGGTATCGAGATTGAAATTCGCAGCTGAGACGTAGGCTATTCCGGGATAGTTCAGGCTCTGGCTCGGGTGCAAGCTGTCCATATACGGCCAAGTGGACTGCGGATAAGTCCCATACAAACCCGACCAGACCGTCTGATCGATTACTTCACGGGTTTTTCCTGCCCACATGCTTGGAATACCGGAAATCTGGCCTTCGCAAAGAGCCATGACAAAAGAAGCTGTGTACGTCCAGGATGTCTGGGAAGATGTAACGCCCCCGCCTCCCTTGCCGCCACCCCCGCCATTGTTGGTAACATGGGGAACAGCGGTGAAATCTCCATACCAGAGAATATTGCCGGTTACTCTGCATCGGCCATAGGCCAGCGGGATAGGGTTTCCCTGGCAGGATGTCTGCATCTGGATAGCGGTCTGGACAGGATCGACCGTATTGATAGGAGCTGATCCGCCACCACCCATTATTTAGCCCTCCAGAAGGAATGAAGCCTTCCTTTCAATTCCGAGCCTTCAGCTGAAGCATAGACAACGCCCTGCCGGTAATAGGCGTGAATGACTAAGGGCCAATCGACAACGATGGCAGCATGAGACGCGCACCGGCCAAACTGGAACATCGCTATGTCTCCCGGCTGCGGATCTTCGACCTGGTCGCAATATTGTCGGAGGTAATTCAGGAAGCGTTCTCCTCCCTGGTGGAGATGCCAGTCGGGCGGATAATCCTCAACCTTCAGATCTGGGCCGAGTCCTGTTTCTCGAAAAACTCCGATAACGAAATGAGCGCAATCCACCCCGACACCCTTTATCATGGCCTTGTGGTGAAAAGGTGTCCGAATCCAGGACTCTGCTTCTATTAAGATCTCGTCGGATTTCATATTGCAGTTTCCGGTACCGGGATAAATGGCATCCCTTTGAATTTTGTCTGGTTACCGAACTTGGTCTGGCAGGTTGTCAGATTCTTGTCGCAGCCAGGGTAGAGAGTCATCGAATCCCCGGATGAAGGGGCATTCGGAAGCGGGTTGTAGACCAAAAAACCGCCAGAACCGGAAAATTTGATGGTTCTCTTTAATCCTGCCAGCACTCCTGTATTCCAAACCACGTAACCCATGTTGAAAAATCCCTGAGCCTGGACTATAGAACAGTTGATAGACGAGACTGTAGATCCGCCAGAATCAGATGCACCGACCGCGTAAGCTGACCTCGAAACTCCGCAATCCGTGTCATAAAGGGAATACATGCAATTCGCTTGATACAGATTCCTGGGCATCTGAAGGCTGAACTGCGACACATCAGAATTGATCCTCGCTTTCATCCCTGCCCGGGCGATTTCTAAATCCGCAAAAAGGCCAGAAAAGATATTTATGGTTCCGACAACTGTAGGGACCGGAGAAAGATAAGCCCTTTCGAGCTTTAGACTCGCCCCGTCAAAAGCTCCGCCAGCGGCCGCGGCCAACATCGCCAAGCCATTCACCAGATCCGTTGACTTCGGGTAGATCTCGACATCGAGCGTATCGACTTCCAGACCAATGACGATCCGAGTCTTTGACCGTTTGAAGGTTGGTCCGGATGACGAAAAAGTATTCCCCCCGGAAACGAGATCCATATCGAAATCCGTGAACCGCAGAACAGTCCCGTTGATAAGCGTAATCGTGTAGAGATCGGCCAGGGTGAATTCAGTGCTGTTCTGCATAAGGGTGAGCAATGCTCCGGATATTGTCTTCATACCTATACCTTGTTGCCGGGGGCCCCAATGAACTCCAGCTTTTTCAGATCCCAAAGATCCTGCATGAAATTATTAAAATCAGAGGCGTCTTGCAGGAATCTGCACCGATAATAATAAGATCCTGACCAGGTGAGAGATGCGCTCATAGCCGGGGCAACTGTAAAGGTGATCAGGCCGGCCGAGCTGACGGTAAAGTCAGTGCCAAGCGTTTTCAGGACTCCATTGACATAAACAGAAGGATTCCCGTTCAGGTTCTGAACTGGCTCGGCAAAGGTGAAACCGCCGGCGCCTAAAGTCCGGGTAAGTTGAAAAGCAGTGGTCGATCCGTTGCCTTGACCAAAGCTCATCAGTGTGACGGAATTATCAAGCGGTACCGTATAAAGGAAATTATCCCACTGCCCTTTAACCAAAAGGAAAAACCCGATCAAGGTCTGAAGGTCCGCACCACGGTTGCCACCTTTAAGGAACTCAAAAGCAAGACTGATCTTCCAAAGAGGATAAGCCGAATACGAGGTCCGGAGTTCCTTCATGCTGACAGCCCGTTTTATTGCCGTGGCAAAGGTGGGACTGATCACCACATTCCAGGCCAATCCAGGGAGTGATGGGAAAACGTTTTGACTCATTGATCACACCCTTTGAGGACTGAAGTTCCGAACCTGCCGTTTCAATGCGTCAGAGATCGCGCCAGAATTATTCATGAAAAGCTGCTGGACGCTCTTGGCGTCGATCGCATGGACATGAAGATGTGTATCCCCTCCCCCACCTAATCCTCCGCCTTCACGGACATTCTGCGCAAACTGAGAAGGAACAATCATTTCTCCTTTGTGAATCTTGGTGATCATGTCGCCGGGGACGTCCCACGACCCGACCGCATGGCCACGGCTGCCGAGCACCATCGCCAGCATGGCAGCAAAAGCAGCAGCAGCCAGGATCGGACCGACGTAAGGATATCCTGCGACAGATCCAGCAGCCTTGGCCGCGACCACCGGGGCCGTTGCCGTGACCTGGGCGTCTGCTGATGTCTGGGTGGAAATCGCGGTTGCAGTGTTTGTCGCCTCCGCCGTCGCCTCGGTTTCGATCAATCCCGTCTTTTCCAAGATTGAACGCAAAACGCTTCCGCTCTTGGTCAACGAGGTCATGTTCAATTCTTTTGCAGCCCACTTTATGACCTGCTGAGCGCACATCTGGATAAACTCAGCCATGATCGATTGAAAGATATTATGGAGTGCCTTTTGAGCTGTCGTGGTTCCTTGAACAATGCCGTTAACTGATGTGGCAATTGCATTGGTGATAGGGGCAAGCATCTGATCGCAGGCTTTCTTCTGCTCGACCAAGATCTCATTATTGATTTTTTGGACTTCCTTGGCATATGTCCTTTCAAGGGTTAGTTTCTCTTCCTTGAGCTTGGCGTAAGCGACCAAGTCATCTTGATAAAGGGTCATCTTTTTGTTGAGCGCATCCAGATTGATCTGGAACTGCTGTGCAGAAAGATCCCTTTCCCCTGCAAGTTCCTGCTGATTGGAGATCTGACCAAGGTCCAGCTTCTCTTTTAGCTCATCTTTCTTCTGCTCGATAAGGCTTGTACTAAGATCTTTCTGAGCGGTTATCTGCTCTTCATCCAAGGATCTGGACTGAAGAGCCTGGGCCTTGTGGATATTAAAAAGCTCATGCTCGATGGCTCGGCGGATGGCTTTTTCTTTTTCGCCGTCGCCCTGGACCTGGGCAAGTTTCTCCGTCCAGAATTGCTCTTCCATCTCTTTCGAGTCTTTGAAATAGCTGCCTTCGGCCTCTTTCATCTGATCAAGCTCGTTCTTCCATTCCTGCAGGCGTTTATCCTGATCCGCCTTCCCTTTCTTCTCTTTCGGCTCGACAAAGGTCTTGTTCCCGCCGGATTGCTTCAGGGCATTATCTTGACTTGCCGGATCTTTCCCCGCTGGCGCCGGAGGAAAAAGCGCGTCCTGGATTGCCTTCCCGGCCCGCTGAGAATCCTTGATGATCCGATTCATCGAATCTTTTATGATCTTCTCGTTTGCGGCCATTCCCTGTTTCCAGGCTGCTTTTACGCCGACCCAATCTCCTTTGAGAGCGGCCATAGCTATTTTCGCAAGGGTCTTGCAATTCTCTTCAAAGATACGGAAATAATCTCCTATTCCTTCAAAGACGAGCTTGCAGCCGTTCTGAAAACCGATCAGCCCAACTTCAACGACGCGGATCGTCGAGGTGAAAACATTCAGGGATTTCACACCGCCGCTTTTAACGAGGCAGTCCTCGATAGTCGTTTTGATGCCGTTGAAAGTTTCTTTGATGAAAGTCCAAAAATCGGAGACGATTGCGCCGACGAGTTTAAATACATCGCCAAGTTGCCCGATGATATTGATGAGTCCGGATACGGCATCTACGCCTTCGCCTTTGAACCAGTCACCCAGGGCGACAAACATCGGAAGAACATCCTTGCCGACGGCGATCATGATCGCATCCATGGCGATACTGACTTCATTCATAGCCATTTTATAGGCTTTGGTCTGGGTAACGCCCTCATCGCCAACGTGCATATTGTAGGCAATCTGAATCCGTGTGGCTTCCGCCTTCACATCGTTGTTCAGCTTCATCAGCTGAGTCATTTCGTCGGCCCCGCGACCGAACATAGCCTGGGCTGCCATATTCCGGTCGGTACCTTCCTTGTAGTGCATCATGGCATCGAGAGCGGATGTCATGAGATCTTCCTGGTTCTTCAGATTCCCGTTGGCGTCACGGGTTGAAATCCCCATATTTTTCAGGGATTGCTCGTTTGTCCTCAGCTGTCTGTCAAGCTTTGAAGCTGCGCCAGTATAGACATCAGCAGAAGATCCTATCAGTTTGAGCCCTATGCTTAATTGGCCGGCTGCTTCGCTTGTAATTCCCAATTTTTTGGAAAGCTGTGATACTTGAGTATCAAAGGAAGTCACTGATTGAAGTGCTTCCTTGAACATAGCTCCACCAGCCAGAATCGCCGAAAAACCCATCAGCACACCCTTGAACTGGCTGAAGCCTTCAGTCAACTGACCGAGGGGCCCTGCCATCTGGCTAACGCCGTCCTTCAGGGCCTGACTCGCTGCCGCAATTGCCTGCTGGGCTTCCGATGAATCGCCGCCGATCCTTACATCAATATCGTTTCCCATTTCACATCATCCTTGAGGGAACGCATCAAACAAACTTCCCCCGTTTTCATCGAGACAAGATACCGGATCCGTCACTTCATTTTCGTTTTTGATAATTCCCCAATATTTGCAAATCGAATTCAGCAAGAGATACTGGGGAGGGTTGAGCTTGTGAAATCTTGCTATTTCTTGAACGCGAGGAATGGTCATGGAGTCATCAATATACTCCCACGTCCAACCCGGAAAGCAGGTCAAGAGGTAGGAGTACAATTGACCCCAGTCTATTGGTTCCCCGCTATCGCTCCCCCCGCCGGGGCACTCTCCAGGCCCGACAGATTCATGACTGCCTGAGTGACGGGAACCATATTCCGCATATCGACCATGTTCTCAACATCATCCTTGGTGATGTTTGGATAATTCCGAGAAAGAGCCGAGCGGATGATCTCAATACAGGTATCAAGATCTTCATCTTCCAAAGATCCGAGTTTCATCGTCTTGATCCTTGGAAGAAGGGTACGGATCTGCTTCAAGGACAAAGCTGGGACGGTCATTACTTCCTCGCCGAGCTTGATTTCTTTTCCGTCTATCATTCGTTCACACTCCATGTCATGACTTGGCCGTTGCCTGGATCGAAGGCTTGCATATCGAACTCAGGTATTGCGAAATCCTCATTCTTAAACCCGATTGCCATCTTCTGAGGGATTGCCATCGGGAAAGAAAATGAGGTCATCTTTCCGAGATACTGAACCGTCAAATCGAACTTCAACGTTGGGGCATAACCCATCGGCAAGTTTTGGACGGTCTGTTTAGATGCGGTGGTGAAGTTGGCGTTTGTGTACTGATAGTTGATCAGTACCGTTAATCCGGCGTCAGCAGAAGAGAAGGTGTATACGCCGGTAGACGTATTAACCGAATATTGACCCGCTGCAGGGGCGGAGGCGACGCGCTTCATCGGCATGCCGGTTGCCACATACATGCAACCGAGATCAGCGACAAAGACCGCCCCGTTGCCGGTTGAAAGCTGTGAACTCGGATAAGCCACAACGGAAGAAGCGGAACACGTACAGGTGACCGTCAAGCCGGTTCCTGTGCCGCCCGTGGTCGCGCCCGATGCTGTCGGCGCAACCGTATAGGCACCAGAGTTGAGGATCTGAAGGCCGGTAACGACACCAGCTGCTGCCGTAACAACTGCCTGGGCCTTGACCGTTGATGTACCTGTCGAGACCGTGATGATATCACCGGTGACATAGGAAGTACCGCCAGCGACAATCGTCATGCCCGTAACGCCACCGACAGACGCCGGAGGAACGACCATTCCGATTGTGTCAGAGTAGTTCGCGAAGATACCGGGAAGAAGCGTCTGACCAAAAAAGAGCGCATTCCAAGCGGCAGCGAAGATCCGCGCCGGTTTCACCTTGATTCCCATCTTCACCTTGCCACGGCCCACAGCCACGGCAAACTGATTCTGGCCGTAAAGCTCCTTGATGTCGCCGGACAGGTCAATCTGACCGTCCTGGAGAACCATCAGAGGGATTGGAGTCGGGTTCGCGATCGAATTTCCCCAAGCGTCCTGCAGGGGCGTGGCATACATATTCCCAGCCCCGAAAGCATATTGAGACATTGTTTTTCTCCTGTTAAGCTACTTTGATTGTAATAGGGATGATGGCCACAGCCTGGTCCCCCAACACACCTTCGTCTGTTACTATCGCCCCATCGATCCAGGCATGCTGCGCCAGGCCGCCGAGCGTCTGTTTGTTGCTCACCGGATCCGGAGCAATTGAAGCAGCGACCGCATCGACAAGCCCGTTTATGATGGTTGACGGGGCGATCGTTTTATCCATCTGGGTGTGAGCGTAGATAAAAAGGTCGAGAGTGAGCGTCCAAACCTGATTTAATCCTGGGTTTGTTGACGGAATTTCCTTTTTCTGGTTTTGGAACAATGCTGGCTGGGATCCTTGAGGAACGTCGCCCCAGTGAACGATTCTCCTGGAAGTTGTGATGAACCCTGGGGTCGATGACACAAGTGCGAAAAAAGCCGCATAGATCTGTTCACGATTCATATTCCGAATGCCTTTTTGGCTGAATCTCGCACAGCCTGTTCAATTTTCGCTTGAATTTCAGGAGCCATCTCATTCAAGGCAGAGCCCAGGAATGATCTCGGGCCATAATGCTTCACGCCAGGAGGATGCTTTTGGAAATAACGAGCCTTTGCATTCTCAAGCATCTTCCGAGGGCCGCCCCGCGCACCAGCGCCGACCTTCCGGTCAAAGCCAAGCTCCCAGAACCGACCATAGCTGACGTTAGTCCCGACGATCCCGACGAATTTTCCGCCATTTGAATCAAACGATGGAGTGACACTCCGGCTCAAGCGGCCGGTCTTTCGGTTTAGCGACTGACCGGATAATTTTTCCTGTTTGACCTTCTTGGTCAGATCCATGGTCAATTTCTTGATGCAAGTTTCCAGCTCGTCCCGTAAGTTGCCTGGGAAAGCATCGAAGTTTGCAATGACGGCATCTGAGCCAACAAGCCACGCCCTGATCATGGTGTGATCACCCTCTGGTAGTCCGAAAGAACGGATTGAATCGCATCTGAAAGCCCCTTCTGGCTATACGACACAATCTCACCTCCGATGTTCTTGCTCACCTGTCCTATTCTGTCCCGCTCCCTGTAACGCATAGACGCAAGCTCGATGCAGGCCTGCTCGATCTCAAAAGGAATCACTGAATACCCTGCCTGGTATTGGATAAAAATATTCTGGTATCCTCGAGTAAATGCGTATGTCCCACCAACAAGCATGATCGAAAACTGATCAAAGACGAATCCTGGGGGATCGAGAGAGCCAGGAGGAGAAGGCACAGAAGGCGGGATCACATTTCCGTCAATGGTCAAAGAAGAAACCGAAATAATCGGGTAATTTTTAAGAACCATAGTCACGCCGTCGCTGCCGTCCCGGTAATCCGAATATGACGCAACAGGGATCGTTCGATTCAGCCACATCTGGATATAGTTCGATGTTGCTGTGATCAGCCGGGAAAGCAGCGTATCATCGTTCGCATTCGTGACGTTCAGCCACTGCTTAAGGTTGGTCAGTGTCGTGAGATCTGACGGATCAGCCATCTTTCAACGCTTCCAGCGCGGCTATCTTCTGGGTAACGATCAGCGACTCTTCCAGGTAATTGTCGACATTTGGGTCAGAGTAGAGTTTATTTTTTGCCTCTTCGACCTCTGCCTCGGCTTTCGCAATTGCCGGAGCCTTTGCATCGTCCAGGAGCTTTTTTGCAGCTGCCGCGGCCTCCATTTCTTCACGAACCCGCTGGGCTTCTTCAGCGTCCGCCTTTTCCTTCTCAGCCTGGGCGACTAAATCTTCCTCGGATGCTTGATACTCAACGAGTTTCAGACCATGAGAAGAAAGATCGTCTACAGCTTCAGCCGGAGCAAACACACAACCGTCAACGGTCTCAAGATCCTGGCCACGCCATGAACAGCCCGTCATTCCTTCTGGCATTTCCAATTTTGCAAACATTGGTTTTCTCCTTTTTCGACTTTAATTGAGGGGCAACGCCATGTTAGACGTTGCCCTGTTCCTGAACGGTCAATTATCAGCCTGGGGAAATGTTGCTGATTATACCAAGAGCAAAAGGAGCATAGACGGCCAGGACTTCTTCAGCGTACACGCCGAATTCCTGAGCCCTGGTCCGGAGCGGCCAGTCGATCTGGTAATAATCCTGACGGACCTTGACTTCGGCCACATTCGGGACGTTGTTCGATTTGTACTGCATTGGAAGATCCTCACACCAACCGATGATCGTGCCGGCGGGAAGCGCCGGATGGATCATGACAGGGATCTTGATGCCGCCGTTCATTGCAAACGGGTTGAAGTAGTAGCCAATTACGCCACCAGCAAGCATCCCCTCATATCCGCCACCCGGAGGAGTGAAGATCTGCAAGAGAGGAGCGCCAGAAGCTCCAGCCAGACACTTATTGGAAACATCGTTCAGCTGCTGGGCGTTCATCCAGAGCACGGTCGGGCTGACCTGATAGTTGTTCCACATAGTGAGGAGCATCAGGTCAATCTCGTTGACAGTTCCGCGTCCCGATGCGGTGAGTTTGGTTCCGGTCCCGGGTGTACCAGTTGCCAGCATGTTGATGTATGCGCCGGAACCGCTCTTCAGCGCAGCTGAAAGAAGTCCGTCAAAGGCTAAAGTGGCATTCGCCGAATTATCAGCGGTGATGGCCGTTGCAGCCTGATAGATGCCAGCAAGAGGCAAACCGAAGGTGACGCTGTTTGTGGTGGTGATCGCTTCCAGCTTCTCGCTGCCTGCCGTTCCCACATACCATGCATAGCCGACAGCTCCCTGAATGGCGGTGGTGCTACATGAAAGAAGCTGCCCGAGGGTGATTGCCTGGGTCGCATTTGCCGACTTGTTCGATGATCCACCGTTCAGCGTGTAGGTGTTTGCATCAGCGCCGGTGAAGGTTGTGGAGGTTGGTACTCCGTTCGCCAAGGAAGCGCCGCGGTATCCCTCTCCGGTCAGGGCAACAACGATGACGGAATATGTCGCTGCAGGAAGGGTCATGCCCGAGCCGCCAGCAGAAAGAGTCGGGGTAGCAGGAATGCCGAGAGAGATTGAACGATTACCGAACAGAAGTGCGTTTTCTTCCTTCAGCATCATTTTCTGAAGAACGCGCATTGTGCCGGTTGCCCGGATATCCTCATAGGTCTGAGCTGAGTTGATTGCCTCAAAGGTGATCTGATCTTCCTCGCCGATCGTGCAATAAGAAGCTGCCTTTGGAGTGACGGAATAGCTCATACGGGCAGTTCTCTGACCCTCTTTCGCCCATCCCATCGCATCATAACCAGATCCGACCAGGGCCGTGATCACATTCCAGTTTGTTGCGGTGCCCAGGCCTCCGCCGACTCTGGGCAGCCTGTTTCTGATCGGGGTATTGATCGGGACCAGATTTTTTGAAGGTGCCTGCAGATCATAGGCGACGAGGCCTGTTGATGTGCTGACCGTCTTGGCTATATCGTCGTTGGGTGCGCCAAGTGCCCCTTTAAGCATGTCAAGCGTTTGCTGTGTAATTTCCATCCTGTTCTCCTTGAATTGAATTTGCTTTTCAGCGCCCTTGGTACATCTTCTTGATTTGGTGTTCGGCCTTTTGCTCAGGAGTCATCTTTTCAAACTCCTCGGTAGCCGCTTTTTCGATAGCGGCGGCATCGTCATCTTTGCTGACGGAAACTGTCTTTGTGATTGCCTTTGAAGGGGCCGGAGCTGCCTCGAGCTCAGCCACCCTTTTCTTCAAGGCTTCGTTTTCATCAGCCTTCTTCCCCAATATCGCGAGCGCCACCTTCTCCTTCTTTAAAGAGTCAGCAGCGGCCTTCTTGAGTCCTTCAATTTCCGCTGCGTATTCAACATCGCCGTCATCGGTTTCATGGGAAATCATAGCTTCGACATGACCGGCTGCAGCTGCAAGGGCGGCTTTCAGATCATTGATATGACCCATCGTCTCTTTGCTGAACTTGGCACCCACCTTCTTCAGATCATCAGCCTGGGCACCCATCATCACGACATCAGGATCCGTTGAAGCAGGGACCATGGCCTGCAGGCTGGCTATCATCTCGGAAGACTCTTCCGCTGCCATTCCCTGAAAGATCGAACAGCCCTCGACAAGCCAATCACGGAGCCTTTGAGGGATAGGTGAGGAATCGCCTTCATATTGCGATTCCCATTCTGCATCGCTGGTGATCCAGGAGATTGAAGACAAGACGGAAGCGAGATCCGAGACGGCATACATGCCTTTTTTTAGCGGTTCGCCCTGGGCGACAATCTGCGGATCCACTACCTTGCCCAGGTCATCTGCATCTTCCGCTTTGTAGCAGGTGAAAACCGCTTCCGGGTTTGCAGGCCGGTCGACCAGGGAAACTTCAACAAGCTTGATGGCCTTGATGACGGACTTATCAAGCTCATCCCGGCCCAGGACTTTACCACCAATACTGAATCCCTTGTAAACGCCGGTCTGGACTTTCTTGACTGCAAGAGGATCGACAATATGAGCGCCGAAGTTGGTCTTGCCCGTGTCATCCACTTCTGCTGAAATGGCGGTCCCGGCCGCAATGTTCTGATGCATCTCTCTGACCGCGCCAAACTTCATGTAATCCGGCAAAGCGGCCTTCATCGCATCAGCTGTGATTGTCTCGCCATCAGAGTCGACCGCTTCGGTGGAGGCATATCCCCACACCTTGATCGTCCCGTCATCTTGCTCCTCAGTCTTGCTTATTGCTGCATATAGCTTTTTCACTCCGTATCCTCCTCGTCGTCATAATCAGTCTCAGGCAACACGTCGCACACGCATCTCGGATGCAAAGGAGGACCGTCGCCACCATCGTTCGGGAAATCATCATCAATACCGACGGTCACTCCGTCGATCTCTTGGCATTCTTCGCAGCACGTAGGGGCCGCGATCCACGTCTTGCCCTGGACAACTCCGCTTGCCTTGTAGGCATTCAGATTGCCGTTGACGTCTGCAAAGGCTGTTTCTGTCCTGGCGATCGTCTCAGCCCGGGCATCACTGAATGCGTAATTGTCGGCGATCATGTCGGCGAGCTCGTCATTGCTCAGACCATCTTCCATGGCCTGCTGGATATCGCTTCTCAGGTACTCGCGAGTGCTGTCAGTGATCGCCCACTCTGCATCCGGATTTTCCACCAGCTCACCATCAACCCATTTCATGCCGACAAGCTCTGCGGACCGCTGCTGGGCATACTCAACGGCCTTTTCATTCACCAGGTCAGTCATCTCTTTTGGAATATCGCCAATCCCCAGCTGCAGGAAGGCTTCACCTGAGCCGTCCTTGCCGATGATCTCGATGATCTCCTGGACATCAGATGCCATTTCGTCCCATCCGTTCAGCTGGATATTCTTTATGATCAAAATGAGCCTTGCCTCATCGTCGGCAGATAGCTTCTTTCCCAGAGTATCAATAACCTGACTTGCAACATCCTTCGCCTGCGCCTTGAAGAAGGATTTCAGCACGTTTTCCATCTTCTGCCTTTCGCCCACAATCGCAGGGCGTTCCCTGTCGATGTGGGCCACCTGTTTTTTTCCCTTTGTCACTGCCCCCTTTTCTTTCCCCTGGGCAGCAGCAGCCGTACCTTCTTCCTTCGAGGGCACATTGGTATCGGTGGTTTCAGGAACCTGGACAGGTGCATCCGGAGCGGCACCAGGAGCGGCAACCACGATAGGAGGCGGAGGCGGTTCTGGTTCTGGCGGGGGATTGATGATGTCCTTTAAAAGAATCGGACCTGTTGCCGTGTAGATCATCAACTCGTTGCCATTAGGGTCAGGATCAAGCCCATCGATAGCCCTGGCCTCGTTGATGGTCATGGATCCGTTCTTCATCTTGGTATCCACAATCTTCGCCTGGATCTCAGGCTGCATCGCGGTTTCTTCTTCCCAGAAGAAGCCCAGGTCAGGAAAACCAAGATATTTTCCAATGATCGTGTTGGCCAACTGCTGGATCCACAGCATGATCGGCTCAAGGCCTTCGGAGATTGCCGCTTCCTGAGCCGTCTCAGCTGTCGCACGATTCATCTGCTTCGTGAAAGCTTGAGGGCTGATAGAGAACGCAAAGCAGACGATCCGAGCAAGCCATTCGTCAAAGTCATCCTTTGTAACGCCAGCCTTGGTCTCTTGTATTTTAAGGCCGCCCGGGACAAACTTTGCGTGACTCCTGGCTGCCGTGTTTCCCTCAAGGAGAGAATCCCAATATTTCTGAAACTGAGCTATCTGATCAGGGTTCCAGGTCTCAGGGACACCGATCAACGCCTCGGGGATATTCCCTTCGGTGTAATATTGAAGCTGGTGAAGGGATCGACGAAGCGCCACGTTTACAGTGAAGACGATCTGCTCGACCGGCGAATATCCATACACCTTATGAGTGCGGGGATTTCTCGGCATGTAAATCATTTCATCCGTCGAATAGTCGACTGCTGGCATCCCCTTTAATACTTGCTGGTACGCCACCTGTGGAGCTGCAGGAGTTCTTCCTGACTGATCGACAATACGCTTGATCGTCGATCCGTCGATAGGGTCGAATGAATACGGCTGGCCGCCAACAGTCGGATGGACGTAAAGAGTTGGAGCGTCCAGGACAAACAGATCCTCGAGCAGCATGCGCAGCCAGGTCGACCAGTCGTGCTCTTTGTCTGGAAGCTGCAGGAAGTCGTAAACTGTCTTGCAACGGTCATCTGCCTGGGCTTTCTCGTCCTTCGGCTTGATGTTCCAGGTCATCTTTGCAATCTGGTCTTTCCTGGTCTCGATGACCAGGCGCAAGACGTCGCAAGTCTCTGAAAGCGATCGCATCTGAGTGAAGGTGATATTCTCGCCATCTCTCGGCTGTCTGGACACGTTCTGCATCACAGGAAAGTCGAACTGTCTGCCGATCGCAGCGTCTTGCGCAACAGGAGCCAACGGATCACCCGGGCCGAACCAATCAGGCTTCTTGCCGGTGAGAATATATTTGACGCCGGTAGTCAATCGCGTGATCAGCCCGGCTTCAATTGGTTTCTTGTTCGCCATTACGCATTCCCCTTCGCTTGATTGGCATAGAAGTCAAGAATGCCTGTTGTGTTGTCGGTAAACATGCCGAATGCTCCACCCGCTGCATCTGCGTCGTCATCGTGCTTTTTGGGATTGCCGTCGAAAGATTCAAGGGAGCAAAACACGGCTTCATTCCAGTCGCCCCTGACAAACAGCACATTCCCGGCTTTGCATTGTGCTGAGAACGGGCCGAACCTTGTCACCTTGTCGCCACGCTCAGGCCTGGCCGAAACGGAGTATCCGGACAGATCAAGAACCATGTCTTTCGCCTGTGCCTTTCCGGCCTGCCCTGGATCTTGAGGCAACCCGATACGAACCGAAGTTCCGTCACTGCTCGCCAGATTTTTCAAAGACTGACGCACCTCGAATGGCCCCACTCGATCTCGGTAGACATGCTTCACATAGAATCGTTTGGTCTTTCTGCAGCGTCCCATTCTCCAGCCGACAGTCCAGTCCGGATCATTGGTACCGTCATACTCAGTAGCGGCAAGATCCCAATATCGGACCTCATCGAGATCAGCCGGCGCAACATCGACAACTGATACCCATTCGCGCCGGAAATAGAGCCCCGCTGCAGGACGGATCTTCCAATTGCCTCCAAGCAATCGAGCCTGGGTCACGACATCCAGCGCCTTAAGGTTGGCAAGGTACCCAGGGTCTTTCTTGAGAAGCGCAGGATTGTCATGGATTGTCGATGGAATGAACGTGAATGATTTCGGCTCACATTCCGGGCCGTGCTGGTCTATAAGTTCCTGTCTGGAGGCACCCCATGCGATTTTGTCATTCACTCGACAGAACCAGCGGATCACGCCGCCGCGCTCTTTTATTGGATATCCTGTCTCCTGATCAATCCACCACGCGATAAGTTCAGCGACGAAGGAATCAGGATCCGGGTTACAGGTGCCGCGGATATAAGGACGCACTCCACAGGTTGAACGATTCCGGGAAAGCATATAGAAGAATTGATTGCGGGTGAAATGCGTCAACTCGTCAAAGCAGTTCTTGTTGACTAATCCAAAATCTGTTATATAATGCGAAGTGTCTTCAATAGTTAAATCAACAACAAATCTTTTCCCGCATGGCTTTATACTCAATGAATCAAGATAAACATCCTCTTCCGCAATCAGTTCTTTCCCCGTATACGGGTGGACATACCGTAATTTACGGAGGATATGTCTTTGAGCTTTGTCCTGATCACCCGAAGGCAAACCATTTTGGATTTGTCGTACAACATCGATTAGTAAAAGAGAGGGAGTCCGGTTTCTACCTTTCCCCACACATGCAAGTGCACCATAAAAACGGTGATAAAACTGACAATTCTCCAGAGAACCTTGAAATATTAAACCGTTCAGAACATATGAGGATGCACAGGAAAAAAGATTTCGAGAAAAAGCATACGCCCTTGACGCAAAAGATAGTGAAGGAGGCTCTTTTTCGAGGTGGCTTAAAACACGCCGCGGCCGTTCTTGGTTGCCACACAGAGACAATTCGCAACCGGTACCCGGACCTTGTTTCTCCTTATAAAAGGAAAAGCCCGACGAAAATTGACGATCCCGAGATAATTGAAAAAGTATTGTCTTGCGCCAAAAACGAGAGAAAAAGCGTGAGAGATACCGTCCAAGAAACTGGAGTTTCTTACCGCACCATAATGAGAATTTGCGACAGGAACGGGGTCCAATGGATTGCTCCATTCCGAGGGAAAGGTGAGATTCATTCACAATATCGTCGTAAGACTTCCATCCCGAGTCCGTCAAAATCTTGTGAGTGAACGAATGCTCCTGAAACTTTCCGTTTCTTGCTTTAGCCCTTACACAATTTTCTAAACGCCGATTTCCTTTCCATAAAACCTTCTTACTCCCTTGGAGTGTACGTACCTCGTCACCTATCTCTATTTCTGACAGAGCTTTTTTTGTTCCATCTGCCATGCTGATCAAGGTGTCTTCAGCGCAACAGATCAGCGGAACTTCCGCACCTTGCCAATCGAGGACGGATGTTTCCTGCTCGAGGTGTCCGATTGCAACCTTGCCGCCTTTCGGAAATTGATATGTCAGGTTGGAAATGTTCGGCTTTCCACCAGCCAGGGAAAGAATATTTCCCATCTGGTCCCAGGTAGATCCAGGCTTCTTTGCATCCGCCAAAGTCCGACGAAAGATGACGGTGTAAAAACCTTTATTCCCCTGGACGTGTCGCAAAGGCTCAAGGAGAAGCGCCCAGCTTTTTCCACCACCAGCCGCACCGCCATAGATAGCGATATCAGCTGATGTGCTGAGGAAAACAGTCTGTGCGCCTGCTTGCGGCCTAATCTCCATCATTGTCATTTCTGCCATTGTCAGGAAGGAAGATATGAACAAAAGCTGATTTTGTTGTCAGGGTTCCCTCTAACTCAACTCTTTCTTTGAACATGCCGAGGTGTCTGGCGATAAGCTCAAGGGCTCTGATCTTGTCGTTGGTCTTGAGCTTCAACGTGCGGCCATTCTCGCTGAAGGATTCAGAGACCTCAGAGACAAAAGCCGCTTCTTCATCGGTAAGCTCTGAGCTTTCGCGGAGTGAAACGCCACCAGGTCCCCACTTCATCACTGCCCGAGGATCGCCGAACCCAATCTTTGCCAGTTCGTTCAAGACACGATCAGAGGTTATCTCAGTTCGCTTCTCTCGATCGGCCATTGCCTTCTGGATAGCCTCTGCTATCTCAGGTTTTCTCAGGATCTCATATCCAATAGAATCTGCTCTCTTGGCGCTATACCCTGCTCTGATTGCAGCCTGGGTAGCGTTGAGGTCAACGAGGTATTCGGCAACGAATAATCGCTGTTTTTTTGAGGTGATTCCTTTTCCGGCCATTGAATATTCCTGAAAATTATAAAACTTTTTTCAAGATAACCATGGCCGGGTAAAAAAGTAAATGTACTTTCTAGCTTTTAATTCTATGATATTATTTATCCATACTTTTCAACACATACAGACTATTAAATATGGATAAATAATCGTGAATGCAGCTTGGGAATAAAATTGAGAATAAATTCTTTGAAAATTGCAGAGAAAATCGCCCTCAATTTGGTAAAATCGCCCCAATTTTCTTCAATTCATTTTCAAGTTCGACCAGGGAATTTTTACCGACAGCTTTGAATTTTAAAATCTTACTCCTCCCAGCTTCAAGAACCTGCAGGATGGTAGTGATCCCGTTTTTCGACAAAGCGTTCCGCATCCTGGCGCTCATCTCCAAATCATCCAGAGAGGTTTCCTTTGGCTGCTCATCGCTTCCGGATCCGGAAGCCTCAACCGTGGAAGTCTTATGGATGATGTTTCGAAAAAACCCTCTCATCTCTTCTTTGTCCTCTTCGTTTTCAAGTTGAAAAATTATCCTCATAACTCCCTCTGATTTGATTTTTGTACTGTCGCATGTTCGGCCGCTGAGGCCGACCACACAACATCATTCCGCATGAGTTTTCCCTCACAGCTGGGACAAAGGCTTTCCGAAGGATCTACTTCCTTGGAGCATCCGGCGCATAGATTGCTTGGTAACCGCTCGGTCATTGGGTAACCTCAGCATCGCCCTGGGCAAAGAATTTTATCCGGTCCTGTTGACTCACTGCCTCGTCCATGGACAAGTCACCAGCCAGCATCCTCTTGATGATTTCAAGGTGCTGTAGATTCCTCTCGACTTCTTCCGGCGTGAGATTCACTGTCTGCTCAGCCAGTCTTTTTTGATTCAAATCCTGCTGCAGCTGCTGTGATGCAGCCTGGAACGCACTTTCCTTGAGTTCGAGGAGCTGCTTGATTGTCGGGAAAAAACTCGTCTCACGCTCCACCATATCGGCAGCCACCAAAAACTGCTCATTTGAGAAAACAGGAAGGAGATGGTGCATCACCTTTCCGCAGAAGAAAGCCAGCTCTGCTTCAGATTTTTTCCCGCAAAACATCACGTTCCAACCGACAACCACTCTTTTCACCGTTCTTGGATCAAGCCTCATCTTGCACCCCCAGAAGTTCTCTTGCCTGTTTTTCCTTCAAAGACATCGCCTCGGCTCGCGATCGTCGGGCGGGGCTCTTGTTTCTGGTTTTCTCCTTTGTCGCGAACTCCTCGCCTTTGAGAATCCAATTTTTCCAGGCAGCGGTCCAATTCATTAACATTTTTCCATCGGAGATAGACCGATTCACAAAAAGTTCTGTTTCCGCATCGATGTCGATCGTGATTTTCTTTTCGTTCGCCCAGGAGAGCATTTCATCTGAAATCGAAAACTCTGGATCGATGGTGGTGGGGAAAAGAATTTCTTCGGGTGCTGTTGCTCCATCGGTTTGCACTGCCTCTCTACTGTCTTTTAGAGTAGGTACTGGTACTGGTACTGGTACTGGGGTAGTGCGTTTCGTAGTACGTTCGTCGCACGGCGGTAGTACGCTCGTACATCTCTTATATTCTTGATACTGTTCTTTCGTGATACCCTTTATCCCCATACCTTTTAATTCGTTGTAAACTTTACTATTTTCTTTTGATAATCGAATAAATCTGTTTTCTTCGCTCCTTTCCTTGGACTCAGCGACCCATGGGTTATGCTCAATCCAGTCATGGACACAAAACACCCCTTCTTCCACGTCGATCCATTTCCCGATAATCGCATCAAAAAACTGTCCAGGGTTCCCCCTCCAATCAGCGGCGAATTCGATGTCGTCAGGATCCATATCCGACAGGATTCCATCCGGCTTATTATTTGCCACCCAGGCCCAAAGAATCTGAAGGCTTCGTACTCCTTCTAAACCCGTCAATTTGACCAATTTGCCTGTTTTTGGATGTGTCCAGAAATTCACTGCTATGCGGATATCGGTATTCATCAATTATCTTCCGATGGCTTTTTTAAGGTTATTTAAAGCGTGTATCAGATCGCCCTTTGCTTCGACAATCTTCTCGGTTTTACGTGGTGTTGCGGCGTTCACGTGCCAATTCGTATCATTGACGATACGTTCTATTTCTTTGAGGGTTTCTCGATATGTCATAAAGTCATCCTAATTTATGTTTATCCCTACACGGAGCACAGGCACCGCCCACAAGCCTCAGAGAATCACATTCACACCACTCGCAGATCCCCGGCTCGCCTTGTGGTATTGCTGCTGCCTGGTAGCGGACCTTTCGGAGGGCTATGGAGTCGAGCACAGCGTCACGTTCTTGTTGTTGGTCTATTTCGTCAGACATTCCCTTACCTCAGTCCCAGAGGGGATCTCTTCGCTTGCAATGCGTTCGTATACGTCAACAATGTGTTCATCGCAGCATGCACCTTTCCCCCTGTAGAGGATATTTGACGGTCGGCCGCAATGACATTTAGGGAATTGATCGGTTATATGGCTATCAAACCAAGGCTGGGCCTCCTTGCCGAATTCCTCGGATTCGTCTGGAATATGCCCAGGGCCACACAACTCATTGTGTATCCAAGCCATTGCCTCCTCTGCGCCCTTTCCGTGTTGCCATTCAATCCACGCTGCCTGCATAGTGACTACGTGGTTGTGTATGATGGTATTTCCTGTCCTGAGTGCCGATTTTAATTTTCCGACCGTCTCTTCCTCGCTAAATATAGGGCGGGTGTTCCAATCTTTTATCCAAATCTTCTCAAAGTAAATCGGACAGTCTTCATTGAAGCATCTGACCGTCCCAACCCGTGATCCAGGTTCAGGTAATGCCCCACAGAAGGGGCATGGTAGTGGTTCTTTCATCGCCTTCCCCTTTTTGAATTCGCCTTCTTGTGAGTGACAACATAAAGGGAAGCCTGGTGCCTGATCATTTTGTATGCCAGCCGGTCAATGGTGCCACCGGGGAGCGTATCTATGATCGCCCTGAAAAGAAGCTCAGCATTTGCATCGTGCGCTTCTGCAACCTTTTCCAGTGAAACACCTGGGACAAGTCGAGGAAACTCGTCAGAGATGATTATTTCAACACTCTCAACCGGATCTACGCCCATCTGCTGGGCCTTCATGAGTCTTACGGTTTTCATATTTTCGGGTTTCATGTCATTTCCTTATGCGAAATGTGGTAAAAATTTCCTTATGCTCTCATTGGATGCTGGGCGAATTTCAATCCCATATAATTCTTGTAATCGTTTCTTTTCTTTCGATGTGGCGGCGCAATCACGTAGGATGCCTATAACTTTATCGTCAACTCGGAATTCAGCGAATGTCACGGGTTTTGGCTCCTCCCCCACATCTGACAGTTTATTGCCCATATAGATCCTCACTTTTTACACGCAAACACCGGGATACCCGTCAGCTTCCGGACTTCCCGCACAGCGTGATCCTCGTTTATGTTATCATCCGACATATGCATCAGATGGATCTCTTTAACCTGGCTCATATCATTGGCTTTAAAAAGGTCCAGGACATGATCGAGGCCGAAGTGCGTCCGGATCACCCGATCGTACCGGCTCTTGTCGATCGCGCCGGTGTTTAACCTCTCCTGCAGGATGGCCAGGGAATAGTTGCACTCGACCATGATGTGAGTGAGACCAGTGAACCGTTGGAGTAGGTAGGCCGTATCGGTAGCGAAGAGCAACTTGTCTCCCCCATTGCTGGCTATCAAGAAACCAAGCGGCTCTTGGCAATCATGGACCGTATCGAATGGCATAACAGACCATGATCCTACCCTGAACTGCTCACCGGCTTTAACGATATGTAGACGGTGAGTGCTTGGAAGGTTTTTCAATTCCGAGGCGGTACCCTGGCTCATGTAGACATCAACGCCGTACTTCATAAGGTCGTTTATTGCCTTGGAATGATCACCATGTTCATGACTTACAAGGCATCCGGACACGGTTGACATTTCAAATTTCAGGGCCTCTCTAATCTTGGAGATCGGGACACCACAGTCCAGGAGAAGGGAGCTTTTCCGGCTGGTTATCCTATAGCAGTTCCCGGAAGAGCTGCTATTTATGGATTGGATGTCGATCATCAGAAATCAGGTCCGCCAGTTGATGATGTATCGGGATCCTCTTGCTCTGATTCCTGTTTTTCCTGTTTTTCGGCATCATTTGAGGGGATATCTTCCTGTGTAGCCTCTGGCTTTACGTCAATAATCTCACCGTTGGCGTTTTCGTTATAATCTTCCTCTACTTTAGCCTCCCGAAAGGTTGATTCGTTCTGCAGCATAGTCTGGTAGGCATCGTCAATCTTCTGGCTGTCGATCGTGATGTCTCCATACGCGGCCCGCTTGACGGTCTTGAGGGCCATCTGCTCAAACCATCCGTCAATCACCTCTTTCTCTCCGGTTCTCTTATTGTTCTTCCAAATATCCTTCTCGCCTCCCCAGAATTCGGCGCTGGCGTTTTTCGGCTTTCGTTTCATGATGTCTTTCAGGCTCATAGTGACCAGCCTGTTTTTTTCCGGCTTGGTATGGAATTCATAGTAATAAAATCCACCAACTATCTCCCCGCGATCAAAAGGATTGACGATATTGAGCTCAAAGCTCTCGATCTTGTTATTTCGATCCTTCTTTACAACCTTGAATTGATCGTTCGAATAGACCAGGTCGACAATGATATTGTCCGGAACGTCCAGTCCGTATTTATAGGATTTGAGTTCAAGGCCCCGGTAACCAGGGATGAAGGTAATATCGTAAAGTTTGGTCGTATTGTTTTTGAAAGGGATCATCGACACATGATTCTTTTCAAGCGGATCCCATCCGATTCTGGCAGCCGACACAACATTCCTGGCCATGCCATCCATATTGATGGTGTTCCAGTTAATTGGAAGCGGATCCCGGTATTCTTCTTTCTTCTTCAGTCGCTTTTCCTCTGCCAGCTTAAGAACAGAGTCGACGGCCATGAAGTAATTCTGGGCCAGCCGTTTTTGATATTTTGTCAGGGCAATTTCGCCAACATTGGTCCCGAATTCGTTCACCACCTTGAGCATGAATCTTTCGGAGGTGGATTGCTCCTGTTTGGTTAAATCTGTTATTGGTGCGGTCATGGCGTGGATCTCCTTATTGTTCAATAGCAAAATTTACGGTGAGGTCTTTGTGGGCTTCGCTGACGACCAGGCTGATAACCTGGGTGTCCATCTTGGGTAACGAGGTGATGCTCTCCCGGTTGTCTACGATGATCAACGGGCGGAAATTATGGTGTTCTGAAATAGTCCGGATGATGTCAAGACCGGCCTGAATCCGCGCCGCATTGTTAAGAGATCCATACGGAACGCCGTCGACCGTCAACACGCAGGTGTCGGTCAGGCCGCCGTTGATCTGCTCTTCGTACATTTTGAAACGGACGAATTTGAATTTTCCGTTGATCTTTTCGTCCAGCATGGACACCTTCTCTCGGGTGAACGTCTCTATCAGGAGGAGGGCTTTTTCAAGCTCGGAAAACTCATCTGCCAGCTGGCGCTCTTCTTTCTTTAGGTCCCGGATCCGGTCTTCAGCCCTGTGTAATGCTTCAACGGCAGAGATGTGCTGGTTGTTAAGGGCGATCTGCTCTTCAATAACGGCTTTTTCTGCCTCGGCCTTTTCGACAAGAGAAGAATTGCCAGCCTGCAGGGAGGTGATCTCCTCTTCGATGGCCTCTTTTTCCCGGACGGCGGTTTTGTATTCAACAAGGTCGGTGAGGTCGGGAGCTGCTGATCGTGCACTATCGATCTCACTCGTTATCTTGGTTTTTTCAGCTGCTCGTTCTTCGATTTTATCCTGCAGGGAGGCAATTTCTCCTTGCAGGGCGAAGTTTTTCCCTGTCAGCTCATCAATAGTTTTCTTATTCCCCTTCCCTTCCGAGTTCAGCTTTTCCAGAGTGGTAGATTTATTGAGGTTGAATTCCCCTCTCGCCTTTTCGAGTTTTTCTGGTGGGAGCTCCTGGTTACAGGTAGGGCAGACGGAACCTGTGAAGGTCAAGTCGTTTACCCGGTACCACTCCTTTTTGATGGAGTCGTTCTTCTCTGTAAGCGCCTCGATCGCCCGGTCATTCGATCGAACCTTAAACAATAAATCTTGCAGTTTTGTGGTATAGATTCCCTCCTGATCTCGCATCGCGTCAATGATTGACCGCTTTTTTGAAATAGCGGCCTCGGTCTGGTTGGAGAACGTTCGCTTGATCTGGCCGATGATCTCTTCCTGCTTCATCAGCCTTTCCCGCATGGTGACAATTCCGCCGCCAGCCTTGATTGTGGCAATCTCCTGGTTCTGCTGGTCCAGTTCGGCACGCAACTTTGTCAATCGGTCGATGATCGCCTGGGGATTCGTCACAGCCAGGGCGGTTGGCTTTGAGCGCTCAGCCTCATCAACACGCCCGGGTAACTGATTCAGGGCCTCATTGATTTTCCTTCTTCGGCTGGAGACGATCGCTTTGTATTCGTCACAGGTTTTACCATCGAGAATCGGGACCAGGGCGGCAAGATCCGGATGCAGGCTGATTACCTCTTCGTCGGTAACGTTCCCGCAGACCTCCAACAGGATTTCCCGCTGCTTTGACCATTTCAGCCCGGCAAAGGTATGAGGGTTGGTCAGCAGCTTGAATAGCGTTTCTTCGACGCCGATCGCGGCAACCTTGTCCTGGTATCCACCTTTTGTTATCGGTACATCGTTGAAGTAATATTCAGTCTCGTGGCCGGTAAACTCCTTGATGGCGGATCCACGCTTCCTTGTGTATTTCTCAACGTAGATCTTTTTGAGCTTCACCGAAGTTCCATTGATAAATGTGGCCTCAACTTCATGGTCAAGCATGGGGAAGGCAACACCTGTCGAATCCAGGGTTTTGATTTCGAATTCCTTTGAGCCCAGGGTGTCTTTGTCAAAAAGAAGCCAGGAGATGCTGTCGGCGATCGTGGTCTTGCCGGTGGCGTTGTCGCCCAGGATGATGATATCCTTGCATCCTGCGGTCAGGGTGAAGTCCCTGATGCCCTTGAAATTCTTGATTCTCAATTTGTCGAGTTTCATACGATTTCCTCGATCGATATAAGGTTGGCAATGGTGAACGTTCGCCAGGCTCCCTTCTCCAGGTCAAAGACGGGAAAGTTGGTTTCAGAAGGCGGCTTGGCCGTAGTTCTCTCAACGTTTTCCATGGTTACTTTCGGAAGAAGATCAGCGTGGCGGCTGCAAATCATTGTCCGCTCGGTACCGTCTTTCTTAGTGAAAACGATTTTCAGCTTCTTGTTTACGGAGAATTCTTTTTCCAAAGATTCTCGCGTGTGATTTTTCTTTTCCATTTTTTCAACTCCGTGGTAGATTTATTGATGTTTATGGTTGGTTTCTTCCGTGGACCGGTCGTCAGTTCCCGCTGATGGCCGGTTTTCTTTTGGAGCGCGGGGATGATCCCGCATCAATCTTCCGCGTGAAATTGAAGGATCTATGGTTCTGATAACCCGAAGATCCCATTCGCACGCGGCCTCTTCCTTCACGCCAGATTCCATAAGCAGGAATACCGCTATCGCTGCATCTATTCCAAATCTGTCTTGGCTTTCAACAAGATCCGCCATGGCTCTCACGTATCCGCTCGCGAAACCCTCGTCAGCGCTCTCTTGATGCCGTAAGACCTTTGGAGGAAGCGCGATTTCCTCCACCGCTTCAAACCCTGAATCTCTGTCTGCAAGCTCCTGAACGTACTCGGTAAAGTTAAGCCCTGCTTTCTTCGCCTGGGATTTGAGTTGAGCCTTTGTTGTCGCCCTTAATTTGGTTGTAACAGTTGGCGTTTTCCTGTCTTTTTCTTTCATTGTTACACCTGGTCTTTAGTAACGATCTCGATCCTAATCGGCGGGTATTCCGCCTCGACCTGCTTGATCTTGTTTTTGCACTCCTGGGTTATCATTCCTTTGGTGTCAACAAATCTAACCGTCCCATCTGCCAAGAACTCAATGAAGTCCACCCGGTAAAACACGCCACCAGACAGACGAAAAGGAACCTGCATCAAAAACAGGACAACTTCTCCGATCCGCTTTCTGATCTTGAGCTGCTGGTAGTAACGCTCCTCGAGCTTTGAATCGAAAACGATCCCGTCGCTCTCGACCTTTACGGCGCTATATTTATGCTTCAGGTATTTCATGGCCCAGGTCATCCTTTAAACCTCAACCTCAATGTTCAGCATCCCTGCGATCTTGATAAAAAGCTCTTTAACGAGGCAATACTGCAGGGCGTAGGGGTCATTCTTGGCCGCTTCAAGGCAGACAGCCTCGGTCTTGGATTCCTCCGGGCAATACCGCAGGGCGTCGGGGTCATTCTTGGCCGCTTCAAGGCAGACAGCCTCGGTCTTGGATTCCTCCGGGCAATACCGCAGGGCGTAGGGGGAATTCTTGGCCGCTTCAAGGCAGACAGCCTCGGTCTTGGATTCCTCCGGGCAATACCGCAGGGCGTAGGGGGCATTCTTGGCCGCTTCAAGGCAGACAGCCTCGGTCTTGGATTCCTCCGGGCAATACTGCAGGGCGTCGGGGTTCTTCTTGGCCGCTTCAAGGCAGACAGCCTCGGTCTTGGATTCCTCCGGGCAATACTGCAGGGCGTAGGGGTCATTCTTGGCCGCTTCAAGGCAGACAGCCTCGGTCTTGGATTCCTCCGGGCAATACTGCAGGGCGTCGGGGTCATTCTTGGCCGCTTCAAGAACCGCTTCAATAGATAAAATTGCTGCAAATTTAATTTTCATTTTCTCTCCCTTTTAAGAAGCCCCCGGACAACCCAGGGGCTATTCGATTACCAATCGTTTTCTTCGTTCGATGGGTTAAAACTTCACTTACGGTTACATGGCATCCTCCTCTTGGTTGTTATTGGTCGGTTTCTCTCTTCTCTCCTCCAAAATCTTCTTCACACTTTCTTCCGCCCCGCCGATGCAAAGCGCAAAACACGATCCAGACAATGGTTACGCCAACCAGAGCGCAAGATACGATTGCCAGGAAGACCATGATCACCCTCTCAGAAATGGAGCCAGCAGAAAAAGTGTAAAAGCCAGGGCGGCGATCTGGACATAAGCGCCGACAAATCTTTGACCGGCTGACGGCTTGCCAAGCCTCAAATACCCTCTATCCGCATGATTGATCATGGCTTCTCCTTATTTTGTTAGATAGTGGAATACAGTTATGACAATCAGGCAGAGGACTACACGGATCAGGTTGATGACCGCCCTTTCGTCTCTGTCGAAATCCCTATCTGCGTAGTCGATTCTCATGCTTGAGCCCTCCGTTTAGATGAAATCTTTAACTTCGCTCTTTCCTCGCGCTCTTTGGCCTTCCGCTCTATATTCTTCTGCCTGTAATGCTGAAGGACATCCCCTCCTGAGGCCAGAACCATATTAATCTCTTGGCGAGTTGAAGAAATATCCTCTTCACGACTGGAAAGTTCGATTTTCTCCTGCCGGTCCTGCGCAATATCGGCCACCATCCGCTTGAGGCTGACTATCTCAGCCAGCAGCTCAGAATTTGAAGGTTCTTTTTTCGAGTCCATTGTCTATGGCCTCCAAAGGTGTAAGGTGAGGATTTTTCACTGCTGAAGGGATGGTTTCAGCCACCCTGTCGTGTGATACAATGCAGACCGAAGAGATCGTTATCATGACGATGATCAGGAAGAGCCATTCTTGAAATCTCATTTCACCCGCGCCTTTGCTTCTTCAGCGGTCATGAGTCCTTGATTGACCAGGGCGGCCAGAATCTTCTTTGACACCCCAACACCCCAAGAACCTCGTGCGCCGTTAATTACGGACAAGGTGGTAGAGTAGGAAAAACCATTAAGGGCGGCCCATTTCCTTACGCTCAGATCCCGGTCCCAAATTTTTATACAAATTTCATTCATACTCTTGCCTTTGTGTGTCTTCATGTGCTACGGTTGTGTTATTGTGTATCGTATGCCTATAAAATACCCCAAAGGTAACCCATATGCAAGATAAAAACGACCCCAATGTAAGAAATATACTTTCAGAAGTAAGAAGACACTTCAAATGTAAGAATCTTACTGACTTGGCAGATTATATTGGTGTTAGTAAAAACACTGTTTACGGGTGGATTGGTCGGAAAAGTATCGGTGATCCCTCTCTGATTATCGAGAAAGACAAAAGGATCAGCGTAAAATTCTTGCGAACCGGAGAAGGTGGGTTAATAGCAAATCAAGTAAGCAAGTCGATAAAGATCGAGAATGAGGATTTGCAAGATAGGGCAGATAAAGGGCAGGAAGAAGGTGGAGTAGTTATTGATTCACGTCTGATTCCAATGGCAGTCGAAGTCTTAGAATCAGATTCAATTTGCAGTCCAGCCCTGGCGAGTAATATCAGGGCATTTCATAAATCCATAAAGAACGAGGAAGAAATGCACGGAATGAAAGAAGAAATGAATGAGATGAAGAGGGCAATTGTTGATCTTACTAAAGAAATCCGTGCACTCAAGGTTCAAGAGCCTATCGACAAAAAAGAGACTAAACAAGCGAATGGCTAAATTGGGACTTCGGGTCATTGTATCGGCAAAGAAGGAAAATCCTGAATACCACATTGTAGATAAGAAGAAAGTATTTCGAAAATAGAATAAAAATCCAAAGGTAATCATGATGAAACAAAACTTGATAGTGGCTGCATTAATACTTTTATGTTCCTTGCTCTTCGGATGCGGTTCACCGACTCCCCAGAATCTAACTCCTGAGCAAAGGAAATCAGCGGTTATCCTCGCCCCTAAAGATAAGGTCTGGAAAGTGCTCATCTCAACCATTGGGATGAATTGGACTATTCAGACGATGGACAGAGAAAGCGGCTTACTTACTACAAAAGATGGAGTCGTGGGTGTGGGGTATAACAATGCAGGGATGGAAGAGTTTGTTTACCCGCCCCAAGTCTTCATGGGAACCTGGAATGGAATGCGCATGAGCTTGAAGATCCTTGCAGTTGAAAACGAACCTGGGAAAACAACAGTGACGATTAATGCAGCTTATGCTGTCTATGAAGATAACGTCATGCACTCATGGGTCCAGGCAAAATCAAATGGATCTTTTGAAAACCAGATGCTGGCAGGAATCGAGAAAAAAGTAAAAGAATAACTTCCAAGGGGACCCAGATGAATTGGTTCGGCTTCTTAAAATACCTAAAGGGTGCCCCTGGTAAATCTGAGCCACTCAAAAGCTCCAACGTCCTCGGTCTTCATTTTGAATATCTGCAATCGATCGAGGCCTATTATAAGAATCGGGAAAATCCAGCTTCTAGGGAAAAGGCTATAGAGGCTTGTCGTCAACAGATCAATATTGCTTCTGCAGCAGTGAAGGCATTAAAAGAAGAAAACCTGTGGCCAGTCACGCATAAAGGATATGAGCAGCTTGCTATTATTTTCGAGAAATCTGCCCAATTTCAAGAAGCCATTGATTTATGTTTTCAGGCTAAAGATCAAGGGTGGTCGGGTAATTGGGACAAGAGAATAGAGCGCTGCGAGAAGAAAATGAAAAAGATAAGAGAGTAGCCCAGGCGATGCTGGTAAAGATGATCCCTCTTGACTTATTGCTATATTGTAGTTACAATAAAACATGAAAATCGAATATGACCCCCAGAAACGGCAGGAAACACTCGACGATAGAGGCATCGATTTTGAAGATGCGCCTGCTGTTTTCTGTTCGTCTCGCAAGATCACATGGAGGGACAACCGTCAGGATTATGGAGAAGAACGATTGATCACCATGGGGGAGCTTGCCGGAAGGTTAGTCATCGTTGTTCACACCGAGAGGGATAACGCCACAAGGATTATCTCCATGAGGAAAGCCAATGAAAGAGAAAAGCTCTGGTTTGAAAAGCAATTTAAAGAAGATTGACAGTCATATCCTTGGCGAAGCGGATTACAAAGATATTCCGGAACTGCCCGAGAATTTCTTCACAGACGGTCAACTGCTCCTGGACGGTCAGCCAGTTAAACGTCGCAGGGGAAAACAGAAAGCTCCGGTCAAAAAACAGTTGACCGTGAGATTGAATTCTGATGTTGTTGACTTCTTCAAAGACCAAGGAAGAGGATGGCAAGCAAAGATCAACAAGGCCCTCGTCGATTACGTGAAGGCGCACAAACATACATAGCGACCCTTCTCCCGGTAAAGTACATCCGGAGGTTGCACCACAATGAGCGCCCGACCTCACAAGACAAAAAATTAACGGGCTAGGAGTCCATCATGCTCGACGGTCAAAGCATCAACATCCCCTGCAAGAATTGCGGAGAAAATACGCCGCAAACGGTCGGATGGCTCAAGTCTAACGGAAAGTTCACTTGTGCTTGTGGAACTGTCATCAATGTTGACAGTTCTGACTTCCTTAGAGAAATCAAGAAGGTCGAAGATTCTCTTGATGATTTCAAGGCGAAGGTCGGAAATATTAAGATCAATCTTTGATATTTTATCCATGTTTTCCCCTTATCAATTAGTTATGATTCATGCCAATATCATAACCACTGGTTATAGAGAAACGCAAAACAAATGAGCGTAAGAGAACACCCAACAAAACCAGGGCACTGGATAATTGACTGTCGCCCCTCCGGATACATGGGAAAAAGAGAGAGGCTTGTTGTCCAGGGCAATACAAGGGTTCAAGCCCTGGATATCGAAAAAAGTATAATGCGGCGCCATGTTGATATGCCGTCCTCTGCTACAGCCAAGACGATCGCGGCAATTTATCCCATTTGGATATCCTACTATAAGGCAAATCGTGCGCCATGGAGCGTTGTCAACGTAGAAGGATGCTGGAACAGGACGTTGCGTAATGCGTTTGGAAAGCTGCAGCCTAAAATGCTGACCAGGTCGATAATTGAGCAGTACAAATCGTCAAGATTGACTGCAGGAGTAAAACCAAGGACCATCAACAAGGAAATCGCTTTTCTATCCGGAATGCTCAAATGGGCCCAGGAGAATGACCTTTGCGATCCGCTCCCATTCCTCATCAAGGGTTTCCCTGCTAAAATGATTGTCTCTCCGAAGCCGAGGCCGTTAAATCAAGAACAGATAACCATGATATATAACGAGATGCCCCATAATCTTAAGCTGGCATTCCTCCTTATGGCCGACGCCGGGCTGAGGCACCGTGAAGCCTTAGGGTTAAAAAGAGAGTCTGTCGAGTTTACCCAGGGAGTTATCTTTGTGACGGGCAAAGGAGGAAAAGAAAGGATCGTCCCGATCACGACCGATCGACTAATGAAAGAACTCGAGTTAAAGAAGGACGTGACGGGATGGTTAACTGTGAACTCAGTGACCGAAAAGCCATATCTAACAATTGGAGTCCAATTGAACGAGGCTGTAAAAAAGGCAGGACTCGATAAGCATGTATACCCTCATCTCCTCCGTCACAGCTTTGGTACAAATGCGACAATGGCAGACTTCTCTTTGTCGTCCTTGCAGTCCATCATGGGGCATAGTTCAGTAAATACGACAGGCCTCTATCAACATTTAGCAGGAGAATATTTGAGGAATGAAGGCAGGAAATTGAACTCTATGGTACATAATGTTTGTCCACATGGAAAGTTGAATATTCAAGATAAGTAAATAATATTGTTAATTTATTTGCGTTCACTTAACGAATAAACAGTTCATG